ACAACACACCCATCATTGCTTTGCTATCCATCACCACTTCCCTTGTTTTACACCTAAGAAGTACATAGCTAGTATTAAAGTTCCAGCACCTGCTAATAATACTACAATACCTACAGCCCAGTTAATACAGTTGTCTATGAACTCTTGCTTCTTATAGACTAACTCACGTTGTTCTTTGCGTTGTTGTGCTTCTATTCGTACTATCTCGTCCCAAGCACTAGGGCCATACGTCCAAGAGATGTGTGCCTTAAGCTCCTCTCGCATTTCCTTTAGCTTCTGCTTCTGTGACCATATCTCCAGCGCGTTAGATTGGTTATCACTAAACATCTTGTACATAGGAGGGTTCTTAGCTTTGTCCTCTAAGAAGTCTAAGTCACTTACAGCTTTAGACCATTGAGATACTGCGCCAGTCATAGCACTAATCTCACGGCCTACAGATACAGCCTTCTTAATCCCGTTGTAGGCTGTAGTAGCAGCCGCCATAGCTGTAAATGGATCAATCATCCCACTATTGACCCCTGTTTGCCATAGCTTCCACTGCGTTACGAATAGCTTTTATGTTCTCATCAATCCTAGCCATAGACACAGCCTGAGTATTAACAGCGGATTCAAGTCTTGTGATACGAGATTGTGTTTCCATGATGTCGTCACGATTACTTTCGATGTCCGACATCATCATTGATACAGTCCACACTATAGCTGCACCCTGAGTAATTAGACCTAAGATTAACCCTATAGATAAATTATTGTTAATCACATCTTTGCTCATGGGTACGTCTTTCGGTCAAGTTCAAAGTGAGGTGCATCGTAGAAGCTCTTCCAGTCACCACCCCATACGATAGGAATTTCGAGGTCTTCAGCCGCTTCTTTCATAGCTTCAGCCATAAGCTCAAAGCGTTCTAGGTCTTCCCAATCGACAGGATAAGGAACCATGTCTACAGCATGACCTGTGATGTGTCGTGAGTTCAAGGTAGTTGACTTACCAGCCTTGAGTAGCTCTCGTTGACGGTTGATGTGACGGATACCTTCGATGACTGTAAAGTCAACCTCAGTGATCTCGATTGCTCGTTTCACTACAGCGACCATATCAGGGTTAACCCCTGACAAGTTCTGTAGGCTGCGTGTTCCAAGTTTGTATGACATTAGTGTATCCTTATTCTGGTTTAGTAGGCCATGTTGGATTGGCAGGGTCTGTCGTATTCTCTGGTAAATCACGAAGCTGTTGGCGGTAAGTAGCCCATGCAGCAGCGTCCACAGGAGCGTCTGGAACTTGAGTCCAATCCGAATCTTTCAGCAGACGGGTTCTCATATCTTTCAGCTCAAACCAAGCCTGTTCTAACTCTGTAGCATCAATGTCAACCTGATTCCTCCGAACAGGAACACCATCAACAATTAAGTACTCTTCTGCGGAATATTCACCTTCAACGTAAGGTGTGTAAAACTCAAGTTCAGACGCAGGACATTCAACCCAGCACTCTATTTCCCCTGTCGTGGGGTCGTATTTTGTATAGACCATTATCTGTACCTCTTAAGTAGTGTCATTGTACACCGCGATGAGAAGTTACTAATATTACTTACACCTGACACCTGTAGCTGTACTGTTTTAATTCCAGCGGTAAGAGACCTCTCTGCCATGAATGCGTGGTCACCTGCTGAAGCTTCTCCACCATAGTTAATACCCTTCATTTGTGTACCATCAATATACATGGTTGCAGTTGCTGTAGACGATGAACTAAAGGAACCGAACATATCAAAGCTGATAAGGGCAATCAAGTCTCCAGCGTAAGCCATCGTAGTAGTAGCTGTATAAATCTTAGAAGTTGCGGTCGAAGTTGCAAATGTAAGGAAAGAACTTTGAGTAATACTGTCCCCAGCCACCTTCAGCGTATCAACCGCTGCGTTCTGTATTTTTGCGTTAACAATAACAGCATCGTTGATTTGAGCAGAGTTAGTAATAATTCCTGATGCAGCGATCAGACCACCTGTGATCGTGTTGGCACTAATCTTGTCGCCAGTAATAACACCAGCCGAAATCTTACTCGCCGTAATAGCGTTAGCTGCAATCTGGTCAGCGGTTACCGAAAGGGCGCTAAGTTCGCTAGTACCAATGGCATTAGCTGCGATATTACCTGCATTGATAGTATTTGCTGCAATCTCAGTAGAGGTGATGGTGTTATCGGTAATCTTTGTACCAGATATTGCGTTGACCGCAACCTGAGCATTTGCGAGAGTCCCTGTCAAATCAGAGAAGTCTAAAGTGCCAACATCTGCAACAGTGGCTTCCCAAGCAGAACCAGTCCAGTTGTATAGTTTCGCATCGCTAGTGTTAAAGACTTTCTCACCTGTAAATGCACCAGAGGCCGGAAGGCTGGAAACATCTTTGATTGCGTACAAACCTTGATCTGTAAACAAACTATAGACACCATTAGCAAAGTCATCATCATCAATAAAGGTTGTAGTTCCTGAAACACCAGTAGTAAATGCAGAGGTGTTGCCACTATAGTCTACTGACTTTAAGAAGTAGTATTTGGTTTCCTGTATCCCTAAGTTTGGGCGGATAAACTCGTTTCCACCTGATATTCCAACCTTAGTTGCTCCAGAGGATAAGTTAGAGGTATTCTCCCAAATCTCAACAAAGTTCAGATCGGCATCCGCTGGGTTTGTCCAGTTAATCGTAATGTATCTGAAGCCACCAGTGGCAGTAATTGCTGTAGGTAGACCCGGTGCAGTTTCATCGCCCCCACCAGTGAACTGAACGGTCGCAAAAGCACCCTTAACACCGTTGACGCTTACGGCACGAACCCTAAATATATACTCTATGTTATCAACTAGTGGTGATATTTCAATGGTGTTATTGGGAGTAGTTGTGCTGGAGTAGCTACTGTCAGACAGAGCTTTCCATTCAATGTCATAGTATGATACAAAAGAGCTTACCGCAGCAGTCCACGACAGAATAGCAGAGTTAATGAACGTACCGTCACCTTGAATACGACCACCACCCGATGCAATTAAGTTGCTTACAGCTAGGCCACCGAAGGGATCAGGAAGGTTGGTATTGTCACGTTCATACGCTGCACCATCGTCTACTTCATCATAAACAGATTCGGCAGTTTCCCTTAGCGTAAGATTTACTTGTAGATCAAGTCCATCTGTAAGACCAAAGCCCCACGACAATACTTGGAACTCTTTGTTTACCCAACCAAACCGCTCGTTAGTAACACGGATATTGTCACCAACTTGTACTTGCATAGCGGTAAGGCCAAAAGCAGCCGTAACTGTAAGTTGCTGTCGGTTACTATCCAAGGCAATTCTTGCTATACGACGAGCCTCAATAGAGTTATCTGTAAACGGAAGGTCTACGTCAGCGATAGACTTTTGATTGTTATCTGCAATTACAGAAGCTGGGCTAGTAACTTCAGGGTAGTCAGTTGTTTGCCAGTTGCTCTCAGCACCACGGAATGTACCACGAACAGAATTAAAGTTATCTCTACGGGAGTGTCGTGTAGAAACATTAATTCCAGAACGTAGGTCATCCTCATTGAGGTCTAACACAGGTGTAGTCCAGTAGGCTGGCTTCATACGCCACTTACCCTGAGCATACCACAGAGTACCCCCCATAGAAGACAGGAGGTTGTCGATAGCCTCGTAAGGAGTTACGTTAGTAGTGAAAGCACCATTACAGGTATAACGTGTAGTACCAGCTTGTGTGTTGGTCTGGTTGCAGACACTAACAGCAGCATTAACTAGGGTGTCATCAATGTTTGCGGCAACTTCACCAAGTCCATATCCTGTTGAAGAAAGGTAATCACGAAGGCATAACGCAGGGTTATCAGACCAAGCAGTAGTTTCAGAGTTAGGATCGTAAACCTTCTTGCCCTTTACCTCTGCTGTAAATGTAGGGATACCATCAGGATATACATCAGCATCAAACTCCATACGCATATACATATAGGCAATGCCACGGAGCCTATGGTCAGAAGTCCAAAGACCGTCAGATTCAGAGACAAGATCACTGTCAGCAGCTTGGTCAGGTGTACCCAGATGAAGGTTAATACGCAGTTTACCATCGTAACGAGCAGACGTAGTTGAGCCATCACTTGAGTAAACAAGTGGTACGTTACCGTCAGCATCAAGGTCAGCGACATCAATATACTCATCGTTAATGTAGATACGATCAAAAGAGTTAATCTCATGTCCAGACACAGCTACGATACGGTGTAGGTACTGGTTAGTATCACCAGTGGCCTCATCGTAGACAATAGCCCCACCAACACGAACCTTACCGTATATAATCTGATGGTCTAGTGCAGATCCTGCTGTATTGACCTGATACCCACGGTTAGCTCCAGAGATAGAGGGTCTAGGGGAAAGGGCCTTTAGTGCTAAACCCATAGCAAAGTTAAATGCAAAGGTAGCTAGGAAGCCAGTGAAGAGCATAGTACCTGCCACATAACTAACTGCGGTAGTCGCAAGTGCCGCCAGTGTTGTTATAGCCATAGTTAGACTCCCAAATACTTAGAGTAGACACGTTCTATTTTACTAAATTTTAGTCTATCTAGTAATTTATCGAAGGGTTGATGAACCTTAGTGTTGATTGTTAACACAGAAACATTATCCTCTCTAAGACACTTCTCAGCAAACTTTATCAGACGGACACCAGCGAAACCTTTTCGGTAATCCTTGTGTAAATAGATAATGTCGTTACTAGCAAACACATGGTCTTTGTAGTGAATGTTAGTACCTAAGATGACAACAAAGTAACCAACAAGTCTATCGCCATCCCTAGCTGTAAATATCTTGAGTTTACCTTCTGTCTCTAAGTTATGATATGCGTTCCAGTCGGGGTTTAACTTAATCTTGTCCTGATTAAGTGCTATCTCCTCCCAGTGAAGTTCTATCAAAGTTTGTATGTCTAGTTCAACTTGACTGAGAAACTCTTGCTGATATTTAAGTTTCACTATTACGACCCCATGCGATCTTCTTGTCCTGTAAGTCCTCAACGAAGTCTAATCCCTTGTCGTTAGGATAGACAGACTTCTGATAGCCAGATGTAAAACGAGCTACTCTAGCTCTCTCAAGGTCAATTAACTTGTTCTCAACCATAAGCTCAATAGTGGAGGTTTCTCCCCCATCAGATATATTCATCTGATCCATGTAGCCAGAGAACAGTTGATTAAACCCTGTAGAGCTAGCCTCTAGGAGTAACTTAGAGCCATCTTGGAGTAGTATGAAAGCACCACTCTCTTGTAGAATCTTACCCGTAGCGAATGTACCAAAGTATATGTTACACACACGACCTTGATAAGGCTCACTTAGGGCCAGAGAGATAACATCTGAAGCTACCCCGCTAAGGGTAATAGTAGCACCCTTAACGGCCATCTCAGCAGTCTCTTCGATAGCTGAAATATCAAGAAGTGTACCTAAGCCAATCCATTCAGTTCCGTCCTCAAGGACAAGAGTGCCTTGCCCCGTCCACATACGAATTATGTTGTTACCATCAAACATAAGTTCAACAGCAAAGAAAGGGTAGACTACCTCATCTTCGAGGTTCTCTAGTGTAAGTACGGAAAGGTCACGGGACATTGTTTATTATTCCTTATCAGAATTAAGGCTTGCCTTGAGCATATCCATAAACGCCTGACGACCCACTTGTAGCTGCGTTAGGTTAAACTGGGTAGACCCAATCTTTTGATCCAGTGATCCAATGTGATTAATGCAGACCTTTGCCTCATCGGACAGTTGGTCTTCAGTGTACTCTATGTCGTCAATCGTAATGACCTTTTTGTCTTCAGTCATGTTGATCTCCTTTTAGGTTAGGTTAAGTTAAGCAGCCCAAGGTGTTCCAGAGGCTTCGGTTGGGTTTGCCATTGCGTTAATCTTGTCAGCAATAGCAGCTTCAGTATCAGCTTGTGATACGCTATCCCACACCCAGCCTTGGGCCATTGCTTCAGTAACATCAGCGTAAGCTACAAAGTCGGATGAGGATGGGTCAGGGGTTAGCCCGACAGTACCATAAGATGACGCAGAGTTGTCACCGTCAACGCCTGCGCAGCGCCAGTGAATTACGTTAATCCCGCCAGTTGCGATGTCATGTTCGCATGTGGGGATAGTCCAAGTGTAAGTGATCATTTTATTTCTCCTTCAAAGGTATTTGACTTTTTACAGTTCATATCTGCTGGCAATATTTGTAAGTTCCAAGGTACATGCAAGCCAGAGACGTTTTTACCTTGCAGCGGAACAATGTGGTCAACGTGATACTTTTCCCCAGACACCTTTTGCAGATCAGCAGCCAACCAGTACATGTTGTTTATCTCCGCACGATGCTCTGACGTAAGCCATTGAGGTGTTCTCTTTAACTTTGCAGCTTCCCTACGTCTTTGCTTTGCAGCATGTTTATCACTATTTAGCAGCCTCCATCTTTTAGTATCTTCCCTGCGTTTTTCTCTATTACGCATAAGGTACTGCTGAATGTAAGCCTCACGTCTTTCAGGGTATCTGCTTAAGTAAGCCAACTGATTACGATAGACCTTATCTGGGTTATCTTTGGCCCATTGAGAATTTCGGTTTTGCAAACATACAACACATGTCCCATTGGATGTCTGACGTTCAGCCACATGACCATTCTTACAAGGCC